CACGCTGCGCCTCGACCCTGATATTGTCGAAAGATACAGGGCCACCGGAAAGGGCTGGCAAACCCGGCTGAACGATGACCTCCGAAAGATCGCCGGACTGAAGTAGCTCAGCCGATCCAGACCGCAACCAGCCACAGGCCCATCAGGACGACAGCCACGGCCCACACCCGCGCCTCGCGCCTGGCCGTACGTTTCAGCTCATTCTTCATTGTTGCGCGCTTCGATCTTGAGGCGGCGCATGCGGATGATGTCGAGGATGAAGCCCGAAATCGAAATCCCGCCCAGACCGATGATAAAGCTGGCAAAGCCCGCGCCCGCTTCACCCGGTGCAATCCGCCCGATCACTGGCTCGATGATTGGCGAGGCCAGCGGACCCAGATAGATCGCACACAGGCTGCCAACCACCAGTCCGGTCAGCCCCTCGCGCCAGTTGTCGCGCAGCGTGACCCACCTGACCACGCCACCGGCCGCGCCGGCGATGGCCGCGCGCCCCGCATCAGAAAACAGCCATGCGACCAGCTCCGGCCGTGTTTCGCTCATTCCCGCCTCCGCGATTGCTTTGTCTGTTATCGGCTGCCCGGGCTGATGGTTACAGGCCCAAGGCCGCTTTCTGCGACTGACCCTCAGCCACGCAGGTGGCCACATATGTGCGATATGCCTGTACATCCGGTAGCGTCGGGTCTTTCCAGGTCATCTTGATCTCATCGTTCAGAGAATATTTCTCGCGGATCTTCTCCACGACCCTCTCGTTGATCAGGCGGACATGCGGGCTCGCAGCCTTTATCTGGTCTCGCAATGCGGGCGTCAGCGTTACCGTCTGGATGGTCAGCTGCTTGGGCTGTGGCGGTAGCGTCACCGACGCAGGAACCGCCACATAGGTTTCCCCGGCAATCGTGCAAAGCTCGGTGCACTGCGCCGCCCCCGGCGCGTAGTCGGGCTCGATGAGCTGATATGTCGTGTTGTCGGCGATAACTTTCCGGTATTTTATGATAGATGCCATCATGGTTCTCCTTCAGGTATTTTATCATGTGGTCGAGCGATTGCGTTTTTCGGGCGTGGCCAAGGGCGGACACAACGCCTTCAACCGCCCCACGACGCGCGGCGCGGCGGAATTTGTACAGGCTGTGCTTTCTGATGAACCTCTTGCTGCGCCACGTCCGGTAGCCGACGAAATTCACGCCATGCTTTATTTTCTGCATGCGCGCCCACGACACCGAGAGGTGAAGATTGTTCACCACAAATCGCTCGATTTCCGCCATGGCGCGCCGGCATTGCGCGCGCGTCAGCCCGATCAAGAGCATGTCATCGACATATCTTGCGTAATGCCTGACCTTCAGCTGTCGTTTGATGAAGTGATCGACCGGGTTGAGGTAGATCAACGCATAGAGCTGGCTCAGCAGGTTGCCGATCGGAATCCCGACAGGATCGTCATATTGCGCGAACCTCATCATGCAGGCGACCAGGCGGTGGTCCTTGATCTTCCTTTCGATCAATTCCCCGAGGATATCGCGGTCGATCGAATAAAAGAACTTCTGCACATCGACATGCAGGGTGTAGTCGTCGCCACCGTATCGGCGCATTGCATTCTGGACATAATCTGCGCAGGCATGTGTCCCCTTGCCGATCCTGCAAGCGAACGATGTGTCAATGAATGTGCGGTCGAACAGCGGGTATACCCTGCGGTATATGGCATGCTGAACCACACAATCACGAAACGCAGGGACAAAAATCACGCGGCGTTTCGGTTCGAAAATGACAAACCGGTGGTATGGTTGCGGTCGGTATGATCCAGAGTGCAAATCTTCGTGCAGGCGCTGGATATTCGCCCCGAAATGACGCTCGAACTCGAAACACCCCCGACGCGATCTCTTTGTCTTTCTGGCATCGAGATACCCTTGGTACAAGCTGTCGATAGAGAATATTTCGTCGTAAATCCCCCCAACTCTCTTCACGGCTGGCCGCCCCTGATGTTCGCGCAAGCTACCAAAAAGGGGCGGCCTGTCGATTTCGCCGCAAGGCAGGACAAGAACATCCCTGTGGCTCCACTATTTCCTTTCCTGGAATTTGAGGGGAAGCCATAGTCGGACCGGAACCCCACGTTGTTGTTCGCGTTCGTCCGATAGTTGTTCAGGTTCGCGGACCAGACGCCGGCGATCGAGCCGTTGCCCCAGTTGCCGCCAGAGATCATGATGATGCCTTGCCCTTGTCCGCCTGTATCCAGCCGCCGATCATGCGCCCAAACTCGTCCACGAGGTTGCTTATGGCGATGTATCGATGTGCCGAAAGCAGGCGAACATCTTCATCTGGCGATCGGCCGTCCTTGAATCCGAGATAGCCGAGCTCATTCGCCAGATGCAGCTGCATTCGCAGCTGTTCGTGCGCGATATCGAGATTCACGAGAGTCGTTTTCTTGTGATATCTCTTTTGCGCTTCCACCATCAGGTCATAGACCCTGTAGGCGGTATTTCGGATTCGCGAGCTGAGCGCATATCGTTCATGCCGCGGAAAGTGATTCAGGTAGATGTTCAAAAGCTTCATGAGCTCGATGAATTTCCTGTTCATGTTGGCCTCGGCGTGAATGCTTCGGTTGATCATGGCCCCCGCTCGCTATCGCTCACTCAGACAGAGTAACAGGCGGACCGGAACCCCACGCCGTTGGCCGCGAGCGTCCGATAGGAGTCCAGGTACGCGGACCAGACGCCGGCGAGCGAGCCGTAGCCCCAGTAGCCGCCAGAGATCATGGCGAGGTTGGATCGCCAGTATTCATAGATTCCGTCAACGCCGAAAAGATTGATCCCGGCTGCAGACTTTCCGAGAGCGTCCTTGTAGATGCCCAGGCCGGTCAGGGTGTTTCCGATACCCGCTGTTGCCCCGTCCAACACCTGATTGGCGGCATTGCCAAACCGTTGCCAGGCGCCCGCCGAATTGGTGATCATGGAGAGATCGGTGGCGTCGAACAATGTGGCCAGGTGTGCTGCGTCACCCCAGTGATCGGCGGCGCCATTCCAGCCGGATGTAAAGTCCTGCATCCTCACGCTGGTCTTGGCGACATAGAACGCCGTTGTGCCAAGCGTATCGTTGATGGCCTCGGCTGCTGTTGTGCCGGGCCTTGTCAGGCCGATACTGACCTCCCACATGTTCCCGTTCAGATCGACGACACCACAAGCCTGGCCGTTATGCGCGGTCTTTGCGATATTGTTGGCGCTGCCGGTCTTGGCGCAGTTGGAATATCCGTCAGATACGAACGAAAGACTTGCGTCATTGACATCGCCGAGCGCGTTATTGTTGTTTCCTTTCGGGAAATTCGTGACCCCGGCCGCGTCGTACCATGCGCAGTATGTCGCGGCGGTCGCAGCCTGACCGTGGGCCATCGCAAGCATCGCCAGGGCGGCATAAATAAACCTGCTGGTGCAGAAAAACTCGCTCCCGCGCGTCTTGGCCCCATCAATACAGGAGTAATAGGCATTTGCTGGCGCGCCGTTCAGGCCGCTGATAGGATTATGCGCCGAGGATGTTGATATGGGCAGGCCGTCCTTGATCGAGCTGGCCACGCCGGCATTGTTGCTGCACTGATACTTGTCGACAAAGAACCCATCGTGGTTCTGCCCGCCATCCTTGAAAGCCCGGTGCAGCGCATAGCCGGCAGCATTTGCCGCGGCCTCATCGCCAAAATCACCGACATCCTTGATGTCGATATTCAGGCCGGTGATCTTGTAATAGAACGCCGGGACATAAACCATCACCGAGCCGTCGGAATACTGGTAATTGCCATAGTTGGGCGAGGCGATATCTTCGGACCCGGGCATCTTCGAGAATCCTGCCGGCAATACCGATGGAACGCCAACACCGAATCCCTGCTGGCCGGGTGTACCGATGCGATTTACAGATGGCTTGATACCGAAACCGGCGGCAAATTGCAGGTCTCCCTTCAGGTTCACAACCCGGCCTGATTGCGGCTCGATGTTGTCAATCTTGATCGTGCTCATGACTTTTCTCCTGCGTTAGCATTCTCAGATTATTGCCCAGACGCTTCCCGGTGCGACGTCAACCGTCACGCCTGCCGCCAATTCGACAGGGCCGACCGAATGCCCATTGAAGCCGGAAGGCAGCGACAGATTCCCGGTAATGACATTGTCGTTCTTGATGATTGCCCCATAGCCGGCAGCAAGCGCTGCTTGGGCCGCTGAAGCCGCCGCATCCGCTGCGCTTGCTGCCGCCGCGTCACGATCAAGGCCGGTCTGTGTCCTGTCTGCGGCGGCAGCAGACGCCGAGATGGCGGCATTTGCTGCCGAGTTGGCTGCCTCGTTTGCCTTGGTGATGACGGTGCCGGGCACGGTGCCAGCATCATTGATGCTGAGCTGCGCGATCTTAATTGGCATTGGTTATGTCCTCCAACAGGTTGAGGCGGAATGTGTCCGTGGAGTTCACGGCAACCCCTTCCTTGAATTCGATATCGACATCGTACAGGCCTGGTGGCCAGGTTGCGGTCGTCGCCGCATCGGCCTCGATC